ACGGAGAAATCAAACCCAATCTCAAGAAGCTGCTGCTTTACCTCTTCGACCTTTCCCTTTGTTGATGTGATGGCAATTACGCTAACGCCAGACTCAACAAGATCGTCAAGGGCGTCAATCACATACGCCGGGCATTCGTCGGAGAGAACAGATTCCGCATTGACGATTGCAATCTGCTTTTGCGACTGCTGATTCGAGTTCATGCTTGGATTCGGTTTTTCTTCAAGTTGATCTTTTCCTGTTTCTGGCTTCTGGCTGTTTGCGCCATCATTTCCGTTGCCACCGTCAGGGCCATCTGGTCCGCCATCCGTTGGCTCGTCTGGCTGATCTGGGTCGCCGACTTTACCCTTCAGGTAAAGCTCGTAGTATCTAAGTGGCATGTATCCAAGCGGGCTTGGCATCCACACCTCATCGCCCATTTCCCCGACGCCCTCTTGACCCCGCTCCTTGAGCGCGTCGTTTAGTCTGAGCCATGGAAGACCGGCAAGTGCGGACTTGTAATATTCAGCAACAACCTGAGCGGACTCTCGGCCAACATCTGTATAAACAAACCGGAGATTCCTGTCATAAAGCCAGACAACCTCTCGGGTCATGTAGTCGGCAATAAGCTCGCACAGCGGGGCAATGCCGTTGTCAGCGGTGAACGCAGCGCCGTACTCGGACGTGCTCTTGTTCACATCGAAGTTAAGCCCGATGTCTTGTGGCTGAACGCCAAACACCGCGCAAATCTTTCGTGCCAGATAAATCTGCCATTCCATAAACTGCATGTCGCGGTTTGACTGCGCCATTGGAATCCACTTGACTCCCTTGCCACCGCCAGTGATTGCGGTCTGGCTCTTTCCGGCAATTTCGCCTTCCCAATAATTCTTAAATGCGTCAACCTGGTCTGGTCGCACACCCTCGCCAAGGTCAATAATTCCAGGCGGTGTTGCCTGCTCCACAATATTGTTGTTGTACTTTGCCGCTCGAAGGTCCGCCTCAATGGTCTCGGCAAGAACCTCTAGCGGGGAAAGCCCAAGCGGTGAATAGGTAACCCTATTCCCAACAATTACAATCATCTCTTCATTAAGGTATTCGCCAATGATCTTTCCGGTCTCGTCGTACTCAAAGTATCTTGGCTTCTTGAGATTTGAACCGTCCCACTCTGGGTCAAATGCAATGCGCGCCCCGTCTTTTGGCCAGAGGCTCTTTATGGGTCGACCAGTTCTTCCGGCCCTAGATCCGACAGTGAATTCTTTTTCAATGCAGCCCTGGTCAAGAACGAGAACGTCCTCAACAATTGGCTCAATAAAAGACCGCCAAGAATCCATTCTTGTGTTTGGATCTCTTAGCAAAGCCTTAATCGCTTTTACATTGGCCTCATTGACTTCACCGCTGCCGTCAATACTGACGATGTCCCACTTCGCGCGGCTGATCTGCTGTCGCCTAAGATTAATCGCAGATCGAATCCATGGGTTTGTTCTTGACCACTTGCGCAGTTGATTTACTGATCGCTTTTGAACGGTTCCCTTGCCAGCGCCGCGAGCATACGGCTGGGCATCGTAATTTGGAATAAGGATTGCATCCTTAAGTAGCTGGGCGTCAACCTCTGATTGTGCAATCTTTTCTTGCTGCTGTCGCTTCTCCCATGGCATCATTACCATAGATTTTCCTCCTTTGGCTTTCTGGTGCGCCAAGAACGAAGCGCCCCAGATACTGCAATTCCATCAAGGTCTTTATTCACAATTGATCTGGCCTCCGAATAGTTAAATGGTATCAAACGAACGCCGTCGACAATTCCGACGCCGCGAAACGATGGGAGTCTACCCCACCACTTTGGGACAACGAATCTACCGTCCTCAAATTGAAGCTCTATGCTTTCGTTAACGTCCAGCATCCTCTTCGCCTTCCCCAGAGTCCTCGGTCTCGTCAGATTCACCAATAGCAGCTATTGCCATTTCGAGACCCATATAGTCAGACATATCTGTTGGGTTTTCTTTTCTGAAAGTTTCCCAAAAGCCATCGTACTCTCTGTCTTCGGAATCTTCCAGCCTTACGAGTTCTTCTTCCACGTGGCGCTGATACTTGATTTGCTGCGGAACGCTTCTCTTTACCCTTGAGAGAACCTTATGGCATTGAGGGCAGACGGAGTACCTCTTTTGGCCCTTTGCCCTTGGGACCATTGGCTCCGGTATCAGCTCGATTTCGTGATGATCCTCGCCGACCATGATTGTACATAGGGCGCACCTTGGGTGAGCCCTATGTATCTCCTCATACCTCTTCATGACTGGGGCGAGCATTTTCTGGATCTTGCGCATGGCCAACACAATGCCCAGGATGCCAGCCTCGGCACCCCGTAATTCAATGCATAGCTCGCACTTGACCGCGGTGTTATCACACATGTCAAGATTATACATCAACCGTCAAGTAAATCTTATGACCGCTATGATAAATTCACGTAGGAATCAAGGGGCTTGCAAAATGGCCCCATAGGGGAGATTATTTGGAAGTGCTTATACGGGACTATCTGCTGACACCGGCGTCTAACAGGGGTCTCGAGCGGTCTTCCGCAAAATACAGCAATTGGGGGGTTTACCTTGGAATTTAAAATTTATACCAACGCTCTAAAGGCCTACGAGACCGAAGACGGCGAGCGATATGTTGCAGGGACAACCTCATCGACAATTAGGGATCTCCACGGCGACGAGATGTCGCTAGACGCCTTGAAGACCATGGCGGAGACTGCAAGACAGAATATGACGGTCTTCCTAAATCACAACTACAATGTTCCCGAGGACCTTTTTGGTTCTGCTACTAGCGCCGAGATCGTAAAGCGATATGACCGTGAGACAAACGAGGAAGTGTACGATCTTGACCTTAACATCCGAGTTGTCAACGAGGACGAAAACCCAGAAGCTCTTCGCGCATATCGAGCAATAAAGCGCGGGGTAAAGCTCGGCCTTTCTATCGGGGCGCGAGTTGAAAAGGCCAGACGAAAGGCCGCAGAAGGCGACAAGCCAGAATCAATTGTCATCGAAAAAGTTCGCCTCCTTGAGGCGAGCGTTGTTGGAATTCCAGCAAACCAGAGATCATATCTTCAGAATGCTATCAAGAGCCTGAAGTCTGCTCCAGAAGTTGACAGCGATGTCTTCTCTGAGCCATCAGACGAAACAAAAGCATACAAGCATCGTGTTGGAGAAATGGTCAGCTGGGGGTCCAGTGGTGGCAGGGCAACCGGCAAGATCACAAGAATTGTTTCCAACGGCAAGCTTGAGGTGCCGGATTCTTCTTTTACAATCAATGGCACACCGGAAGACCCAGCAGTGCTTATAAGAGTCTATAGAGACGGGAAGCCAACAGAAACACTTGTTGGCCACAAGATGTCTACGCTCAGAAGCGCAAAGGATGCCACGGAGATTATCGACAGCATTAAGGCTGTCGATATTGAGGGAAATGCCTCGCCGGAGGTTGCTCCGCTTGCTGGTTCCCCTTATAACCTTCTTATCGAAGAGGGGACTGATGTCGAAGACACCGATGAGGAAGACGACAGCGCGGAGAAGTCCGCAGTTAAGTCTTTTGGATTCGGTGACTTTGTTGCTTGGCAAAACACCGATGGTCCTGGTGGCTACGGTGAGGTCGAGCAGGTCGTCAAAGACGGTTCTGTTGTGGTTCCAAAAACAAATGAGGAATTCGCAGCAGTTCCAAATGATCCGGCAATCTTGGTGCGCGTTTGGGCGCAGAAGTCTGGCGATGGATACAAGCCAACAAGTGAATTTATTGGCTTGCTCTCATCGATGGTAAAGAAGGTAAAGGGCCCAGGCGAAGGCGCTGAAGACGCCCCAAGCCAGACGTCCACTCAGATTCCGGGTCTTGAAATTCTTCCCCCAGGGACAGTTCCTGGTGGGGCAAGTGCACAGGAGAAGTCAATGGATATCGAAGAGAAGAAGACACGTGTGACCGTTACGGTCAGCACGGACGCAGATGATAAGCAGCCAGCTGCCGCATCTGTTGCCCCCTCCGCTCCGGATGCGGCAGCCGCGGAAACTAACGAGTCACCAGAGGAGATTAAGGCCTCTGGCGATGACGTAGCGGACGGAGAGGTTAATGAGAAGGTTGATGACGTTGAGGATTCCGCAGAGGAAGAGAAGGAGGCTGTCGATCCAGCTATCGAAGCCCTCCAGGAGCTCGGCGCTGAGCTCGTCCCTGCTGAGGCCGAGAAGTCACTTACCGATGAATCAGCCGCACAGCCAGAAATGGCCGAGGCGGAGGTTTTTGTTGTCGAGACCGACGGATCTTCTTTCGAGGAGGTCGAGTCGATCGCGAAGTCAGCCCTTGATGCAGCCAACGCTGCTCAGGAGGAGGTTGCCGCCGTTTCGGCTAAGGTAACCGAGCTCCTTGAGTCGAAGGCCAAGGTCGAGCAGGAACTTGCGAAGGCACTTGAACTCATTGATCGCATTAGCGAGCTTGGGATCGGTCGTAAGTCATTCGACAAGCAATCGCAGAAGGTAAACGTTAAGGCTGCCGAAAAGGCACCTTGGCTTAGCCCATATGTTCAGCGCGTCCTTGAGGCGCAAGACGAGGAGTAAAAATGTCTGAAGTACGAGAGAAGTTGGAAGATGTCGCGAAGGGCCTAGAGTCCCTTAACGGCACTCCGATCGGACGAGATCTCGATGTCGAGAAGAAGTCCGACTTTGATCCCGCTGAGGCCTATGCAGTTCAGCGAGAGCTTCGCAAGAAGTTCTCAAAGATGACTGCAACGGAACTCAACGAGATGCTTGATGTTCAGGCGTCGCGCGAAGTTGGGAAGCAGGCAGATGCCGGTATTCTCAATCAGCTCGCGATGTCGAACCCACAGATTGCAAAGGCCCTTGATAGCTCGGCCGGTACGGCGCTCATCCGCCAGGACCTCGAGCCAATCCTTTACAGCCTGTTCGTTAAGAAGTTCCCATTCTTTGAGCGTGTTCGCAAGGAGCCTGCAAACGGCCTCGTGCACGCGTTCAACCAGCAGACCGCTTACGGTGATGCAGTCTTCCAGACGGAGACCGGCACTGTAACGGATGACACCGCGACTTACAGCCGCCAGACGACCAATGTGGCCGTTCTTGCGACCCGCCGTGGTATCACGCTGAAGAATCAGTTCGCGCTTGGTCAGGGCGGCTCGCCGTTCAATGGCCTTTCGCAGGAGCTTGGCAGCGGCGTCACCGCCATTGCACACAAGCTTCAGAAGACTTTGTTCCAGGGCAACGCGACCGTTACGAGCGGCGCTGGCGCTGCAACCGAGCTTGGCGCATATGATGCCAACTCGTTTGACGGCCTCCGCAAGCTTCTCGGAACGGCAGCAAGCGCTGGTAACGAGATTGTTGGCAAGGGGACAGCTTCATACCTGTCCACCATCAACACTGCTGTTGCTGGCGTCCTGGACAACGGTGGCGCTCCGTCGGCCATCGTCTGCAGCCCAACCGACTACGCAGGGCTTGTGAATGAGCTTACAAACCTCGTTCGCTACAACGCCCCGTCGCAGACGGATCAGCTTGCTGGCGCAACCTTCGGTTCAGTCGTTACGGCAGCGGGATCACTTCCGCTTCTTGCCGTTCCTGGCGATGCCATTGGTTCGTATGCAATTTCCGGAACCGACTACCGCGATATGTACGTGGTAGACGAGGCCGGTTGGTCAATGCCATACCTTGGCTCTGACTCAATCACGACGCTCGAGATTCCGATCGGCGTCAACGGTGCACTCACGCGCCTCTACATCATGTATGTGATGTTCGGGTTCGCGAACAAGGCTCCGCAGTTCCAGGCCAAGATTCGCGTCACGGTCTAATCGGATAGTTGCTGAAGGGGCCTCGGGAGCAATCCCGGGGCCCCAGATGCGAAGGAGCAAAAATGTTTGAAGATATCAAGAAAGAAGAGCCAGTAGTGGATATTGCTGCAGTTGCCAAGAAGGCTGTTACGGCCGCTAAGGCCGCCGTTTCAGACGACGAGGTAGTTCGCA